TAATTCGATATTGCTCATGTGCTCCACAACATGACGGCTATGCACTAAATCAAAAGAGTTATCCTCAAAGGGCATCTCGTTCAGAGACCCCTGAACACAGTTGATATCCCTAGACTTATTAAACTCTACAATTTTGGGAGTTATGTCCATCCCAGTATATTTTAAACCCTTTTTACCTTGTAGTCCATAATACTCTGGACAACCTCCACACCCAGCATCTAAAATGCTCTCAAAGTCTCCAAAAAAATTTCTTACCTCTACCCTATCTCTTTCCATAGGATCACCCATCCAATCCTTAAAACTCTCTAGAGTTGGGGCTTCATGTGTTACCCCTGCGTGAGTATAATTACCGCCCCCAAGGTTGGTCTCCCACCACTTCTCGTAACTTTTAAGATCCATTTAACCAGTCTCTTAGTTCTTTTTGTTTTGGGTCATTTGGGTCTAGTTCTAATGCTGGCTCAGGAAGAGGCGCAGTAAAAATATTTCCCCTACTTTGCAATCTACGAAATTCTTTAATAATATTTGCTGTGACAATCTCCTTATTATAAAAGGGATTAATACCTACCTTTTTAGCAAATTGCTGTAAATCAGCCTTACCCATTTTTGCAAGGCGTTCTTTTAAAATGGTAATATCATTAGTTCCAAAAGAATTAGTTTCTCCCGTTCCAAAAAGAACCTCAACCTCCTCCAAGACTTTCCTGTAGTGGGCAGTGCTTGTTTCACCCTTGTCCTGTAGCTCTCTTAACTCCTCAAGTAAGCCTTTTTTTGCAGGTTGCTCTTGCCCCGTGGTCACCTCATTAAAAGGCTGTTTCTTTTTTGGTGTTTTCTTTTTAGCGGCCATACAATATTATATACACTTGACTAATAAATTACAAAAAAAAAGCCGCCCCCCGCAGGAGACGGCTTTTTAAGTTGAGAGCTTAACTATTATCGCTCAATAGCAGTTCCAACCAGAACGCGGTTATCGAGAACCACGCGACCCTCTTCGACAGAGCCGAAGTAGCCGATCTTATTCTGGCGAATGCTATACTGATCGTCAGCGATCAGCGTGAATTCGCTTCCGCTTTCGGAGTCAGTTGCGACCACGCGCATAAGGGAATCGCGACTGCGATCCACACCTACGACGATCTCGTCAGCAGAAGTAAAGGCGAAGCTGGAGGTTGTGCTCAGCGAGGTGTATGTTGCACCGCCAGCAGCAGTGTTAAACAGATCGTTGAACTTCTGACCAGCACCCATCTCGTTGTATTCCAAGATGTTAAGACCCATGAAGCTTGTGATGCCACCGTTATTGTAGAGTTCATTACGAACCTGCTCAGGAGCAGCAATCGGCATTTCACCAGCACCAAGGGCGGTTCCGTCAACATCTTTAGTGTTTACGGGGTTGTAAGCTTGTGCGCGAATATCACCCACAACCTCAGGAGAACAGATCAAATCGGTGATCCCACGGGTGCGAGTAGTTGGAGTTCCTGCAATCCAAGAGCTATTAATACGCTTAGAGAGAGTGAACAGATCGTTAATATCGGCAAGCATAAACTTGTCCTTAATGGCATTAGCGAGAATGTGAGAGTCGTTTGTAGCAGTGGAAGACTTCGTGGATGCGTTGGCAAGAGAAGTCATAAGCAAGCTAGCGGAAGTGCGCTCCTGCTTAAGAAGAATCTCTTGGGCTACGCGAGTAAAAGTCTTACCCACAACGTCCATGCGGCTTTTGGCAGCATAGCGACGATCAAAATCAACCGCACTATCAAGGCTGTATGTAGCCAGCTTCAGTTCAGAAGCGGTTGGCAGCACTTGGTTGCTTGGAAGACCACCTGCATGAGTCTGACTCCACACCCTAACGTAATCTTCGTCAGCGATGTCGTAGTAGAGATCAAGAGGGATGCTTGGGTTATCATCAGCATCAAATTGAAGTGACTGGAACAGATTGCTCACTGTAGGAGCGTTGTTGAGAACCTCGGCCAAAACTGGTCCGATGAAATCAGCAAGTGCAACCTGAGCCTCGTATGCAACACTGCGGTTGCGCGAAGCCATAGCTTTTACAAGCTCGACTTGTTCTGGGGTTCTTTTTAAAGTAATTTTCATGTTATAAAATCCTTTCTGAAATTAGTTACAATCAAACGAGATAACGATATAATCACCAGAGAACTGATCTGTAGTGATTCCGACATTTGCGCGATGACCAGTTCCAAGAACGTGACCGAAGACTTTATCTTCGTCTACTAAGTCGCCAGTAGTGATGTCATCAATTCCGACAGTGGCAAAACCAGTGATTTTACCAGCGTTAGTCGGAGAGAGTTTGATCCTATTTCCTGGTGTGTAGCGATCAACTGCACCTTCAAATGCTTTGCTACTTAAAGTAACAATTCCCTTAGTGAGAACTGGAACAGCTTGCCCTGGAAGGATAGCTTGGAGTTCCTCTGCTTTTTGAGGGTTGTAGAGCAGCTTTTCGCCGTTCTCGTCGTTCTTAGCGGTTTGATAAAGAGTCATGCCAAGGCAGTGATCTTCATCTTTTGCGCCCGTAATTTTAAGATTAACTTTCGGATACATCTCTGAAGTCCCAATAAACGGATAATCAGTATTACCTAAATAAGAGTCCGTTTGGTAGGTTACAGGATCTGCATCAAAGTTACCGTCTGATACTTTTACGAAAACGCCAGCATCGCCAGCGCCTTCTCCAGTAGTGCTATCGAGAACATCGCTGTCAATGACAGAAAACATGTTCACGACATCGTGATCAGAGTATTGTCTGAATGGTAGAATGCGTAAAGCCATAATTTTTAGTTGTTAGTGAATTAAGAAATTTCAATGTTGTCTCGACTGAATGCCGACTTGAACTTGTCCCTTAAGGTTTCGGTCTCAGAAGCAACAGCTTCATTGGTATTGGAAACTGGAGCATCGGTAGCTTCGGCAGCATCAAGAGCGTCTTCAACTTCAACTTCTTCAGTAGAAGCAGTAGAAACCCTTTTAGCAACCTCTTCATCAATTCGGGCCTGAATCTGAGCATCAAACTCGGCCTGAACCTCTTTGTTCTTATGTTTCCAAAGAACTTCTAACTTGGAAGCGAATGCTTCGTAAGCCTCTTGGTTTTCAAGACTCTTAAGCTCTGAAGCGAGAAATTCGCGATCTTGATCGTCAAGTTCAAATTTCTGATCAACTTCTTCCATGCGCTCATTAAAAGCTGCTACGGCTTCCTCTGCTCGCTTCTCATTTTCAAAATGAGAAATGCGCTCATTGGCAGCACCAAGCTTTTCTTCAAGTTCAGCTACAGAAGATTTGAGATCTTCGTATTCCTTTGTTTTACCTTCTTTAGCTAATCGCTCAGCCTCAATATCTTTGCGATATTGCTCATCGCGTTGGCGAATAGCATCTGCAAAAGTATCGGTCATTGAAGCGACTGCTTCTTTTGAGAATTTCTTCTCACTAAGAAGATCCTTTAGTTCGTTAAGAGTCTGTTCAAGTTCCATATCAATGATGTTCTTTTGGTTGTTTACATTTAAATTATTATTTTGTGAAATTTTATCACGGTTATCATTTATAAAAACTTTAGTCTTTTCAGGGGTTTCTCCATACAAACCTTTAACTTCTGCTGCTGGGTTTAAAGTGTAAGCTATTCCCAACGGATAGATATTACCTTGAATTAAGCGATAAATGTTCTGCCCATCTTCTGTTTTTCCAGATCCTCCATAGCTTCTAAGGTATCCTTGTAGCTCCATTATTTGATCGGGATCACTGATAATTTTAGCTTCACTTAGAACATCACTACCCACAGCTAAAACAAAATCATTGAATCCCACCTCCCAGCTAGCAGATACTTTTTGAAACGCTGTATCATCAGGATCAAGAGACTTCTCCACCAATTGAGTAAAGTTTGGATTAACTGTCTTGTATAAAACAGCGCCTAATGCAATATTAAATGGTTTTTTAATAGCCTGAACTATATCTTTGTCTAAAAGTTTATTACTTCCAAACTCGCTATAACCAGCAGAAACAATGTGTCCCACAACCTTTTGCTTGTCGTGTTCAATGTTTGTGGGTTTATGAACAAAATTATCTGTATACTTTAGAGCGGTAGAAGTATCCATACCGTCTCCATTTTTATTAAATTTATTTACTACAGCGGCATTAAACGCTACACCCAAGAGATCAACGTTCCCCTCATAATCAATATCCTTGGGGACAAGGGGAGCTAAGCTTTCTAGGGATGCCTTTGAAATCAAAGACGACTCGCTAATTTCGCAAGCTAGCAATGGACAGTCGAAAGTAGTGGTATATTTGTAATCCATTATTTTTTATCCATCCAGCTTTTAGGTAGAGCACTTTCTGCTCCTATTTTTTTAGCCCTTCTAATAAGTTTGCTTTTAAACTCTTCAAAACTCATTGAACCTTCATATCGACCCCAACTACTAACTGCGTTTTTTACGTCTCTAGCTGACAATACTGGGAAAGACCTTCTTTTAGGATCAAGAAAATCGCTATCCTTTAGCTCGCTTCTTTTTTTTTACCAAACCTTTCGGCTGCAATGTCCGTAAGCATTTGAGCATAACTCTTTTTAGGGGTAACTTTCTTTTTCATATCTCCCCCACCATATCCACCATCAGCTTCTTTTTTGCCTTTTTTGCCTTTTTTACGAAGCAACTCAAAGTCTTCCTTGCTAATCTTGCCATCCTTATTCATATCTAAACCAGATTTTTGTTTGCTGGACATGTCGGCTTTGGCTGGCTTACCTTTATATTCACCTTTTTTAGCCACTTGAGCTTTCATTTTTTCTTCAGAGTCCTTGTCAAACTTCATATCTTTCTTTAAAGCTTTTTTCTCTGCGTCCTTCTTCTCGGATGGCTTGCCCTTTTCAAGCTTTTTCATTTTGCCCTTATCGTCTTTGATAGCGTCCTTCTCATGTTCGACTTTTTCCTTTTTGGTGTCTTTCTTGAGTTCTTTTTTATCAATTTTATCATATTGCTGCTTTGTCATTGCAGCCTCGATCTCTTCCGCAGAGATAGATACTTCGATTTCGTTAGATTCAAAATTACTGTTTTTCATGGCTGTGATATAAAATGGCGGCTGGGTATGCTTCTAAGCTGTGTGTGGCAGAGATATCTAAAACCTCCTTCAAGGTTTCTAAATTCTCTATTTCATTAAAATTGTTTACACACGATTCTAGCGTTTCTGCCCAATATTCTTTTGGTTGAGCGCAAACAATAGATTCACACAGGCTGCTAGCCATCTCTTCTTGTTCATCGCTAAGCTCTTTTACTTTTAGGTTTTTAAGCAATTGAGCCTTTGCTTCATGAATTAATTCGTCTATGTCGTAGATAGTTTGTTGGATGTTTGCTCTAGAATACTGTGCGTTTGTGATCGGGATATCTGTAGTTCCCTCGGGCCTACCTGCTTCCTTTCGAGGTCCATTTTTTGCGCCACCAGCAGGAGCAATGACGGGAACGCCACCAACTATGGGATTATAATAACCCTGCTCTCGCTCTTCCAAGAAGTCTTTTTGAGCATCATTAAGCTCATCAGGTTCAGGGAATTTACCGTTATGGAACATTTCCATGCCTTGTTTTGGGGTGATGATCCCAAGCTCCATGAGCCTAGTCGAAGCCCTCATAAGTTGAACTTCATCCCTCATGTCAATATCTTTCATTTTTGCTTCGGGCCATGATCTGAAACCAAGATCCTTAGCAACCCTTTTAATTTCTCTGTTTAAGAAATCATTTAAGAAGCCATATCTAGACTCCTGCAAACGATCAATAAATATTTGCGCTTTTACCTGAGTCGAATTAAACTTTTCTTCTCCTACTACAATATTTTGTAAACCTTGCTTGATGTCCTCGTTGAGTATCTGATACTTTTCTGGTCCCAGAACCAGATTTAACTCGGGAATAATAAACTCTGCCTTAGTGGTGTAGTCTGAAACTAATACCCTTCCAACACTTTCATTCTTAAACAAGCTTTGCATTGCAGCCATGTTATTAGGGTTAATACCTCCCTTGTCAGGGTCAGCCCCCATCGTTATTAAAAGTATAACGTTTTCCACGGTGCGAGTAATCGCCTGATCCATTTTCTTAAGTTCCATCTTGGCGTTTATATCATCCAGAACTGGAAAACCAAAAGGAACAGCAAATGGTTCATAATCTTGTTTTTTGTAAAAGGAAAAAGATAGCCTATTGGGGTCCAAATCTAAGTATATACCTTTTCTGCCATAAGATCCGTCTCTTATGGATTTTTGAATCGCTGGCTCCAGTCCTTCAAAAATAGCAAGATCCTCATCTGTTTGTGGATTAGCCAAGCGAGCAATCTCATACTCAGACAAAAGTTTTTGATATGCTCCTGCATAATTAAACGTTGATACCCTTTTGGCGGTTATGTCATAAGGATTCAATAAGACGTAGCGTAGCGGAATCTTGTTGGTAGAGGAATTTATTGATCCCACCTGATTAACAAGCTTTGCATAGTCTTCTGCTTTAAATTTTCCGTCTATACGGTATAAGAAAACATTACCACTTCTATAGTATTCTCTAAAATACTGGTCTTTTAAATTAATAATATTTACCCTTTTAAACCAATCGTAGAAAAACTCCCTGCTCTTTTTAGTTCCACCTTCTAGATAAATATCGGTATTTGTGAACTCCGACATAATATCCACCGCATTTCTAAAAACCGCTACATTTGCATAAGCTTTTTGGCACAACTCGATTGCATCCCTACAGGTAACGCCATCCGATGCATACTCATACGGAAGCATTCCGATTCTAATACTGGAAAACCTATCTATTGGATTGCGAAAAGCTACTCGATTGGTGCGAGAGCCAGTGAATCCTTGGTTGGTTAATCCCTCTCTCCTTGCTTTGGATACCTCACCATACGAAGCTGAAGAGGTATAAAAAGGCTCCCCTAAAAGCTCAGGAGTTACTTCTTCAGATGGCGGTTTAGATGGGTGATCGTTGGGATTAAACTGATTCCAATATTCTGAACGTTTGGTATATTTTCTTTTAGCCATGGATATAATCCATATTACACCCCAAAGTTAACTTTCAACTTTTTAAAGTTAAGAAATGAACATTGGAGTAAAAGTGGTTTGCACAGTGTCTATATTATCCGAATTCATATCGTAGAAAACATTCATCGCCCAATTGCCTAAAACTAAAGCAGAATAAGAGTCTTTACGGGCTTTGTCAGCGCCACTCTGCTTTCTTAGGTTAGCGGGTAAATCAAAACTTTGAGTTCCTTGAAGAGAAGTCGTAATTTGTATCAGCGCACATTGAACCTTGATTAAATCCATCATATCTTTTTGGTGCTCTACAAAGTCAATCATTCTCGCCCCCGCTGGCCCTCTTTCATTTGGGTCATTTCTAATGAATTTTAACTCTTTAATTGGAACATTGGATTTGCGTTGAATATTATAATCATCATTCATTGCTGCTCCTGCAAAGAATATCCTCTTGTGATCAAATGCCGCTTGAAGTTGCTCATTTGCATTTCGTATCCACTGGGAAGTTGGCTTTCTAAGAAAAACTATGTTTTTAGTGGTTAAATTGTATTGGTTTTTGACCTTTCTCAAATTCTTTTCATAGTCTGGAACTTTATCTAAGTCTGCCTCAATTACGCCAAGTTTTAAATTTTTCTTTTTAAATATATCGCTTTCGTTGCAAGAGTTAAGAAACTGAACCCCTCCATTGTAGTCTCCAACCACAGCAACAATATTAAAATGCGTAAGAAGGTAGGCTGCATATTTAATATGTGTTTTTAAATTAGCTCCTGATAATCCGTAACTGTGAACCACTGTTCCTTTTCTAGTATCACGATTCAGTTTTATCACAAGCATTGCAAAATCATCAGAGCTTTCACTTTCAGACCAAGAAGGGTCAAATGCTAAAATATACTCATCCTTTGGATTACCCACTACCTCTACAGACTGCCCCTCTCCATCTGGAATAGTGCAAGCGGCCATCTTGCTTACTTTGAAGTATCCTGAACTGTCATCTGTAAAAATGGCCCCAAATTCTCTTTCAAACTGAGAATCGCTCATGGTTGCCCTTGATTGACTTATAAGGTTTTGATCATATAGTTGCTCGGGAGCGCAATCATAACTAAAGTGCATAATTGTCCTATGTGCTCCATCTTGCTTGTTCTCATTGAGAATTAAGCTTTCGTATTGCTGATATATCTTATAAAGGTATTCGAATTTGTAAGAGGCAGAAGACAAACCAATAATTTTGTTGTTTGGCCAAACTCTTCTATCCTCTTCTTTCATTTTTCCCTTCTCTATCATTTGAGTTTCCAAATCATAGATCTCCTGTCTCTCTGTAGGATTTTCCACCACGGAAAGGAAAGGAATAATAACCTCATTATAAATTTTCTCAGGCATGAGAAGTAATTCATCAATAATCATTCGCTGGAAACGGAAACCCCTAAGTTTCTCACCATCACCAAGCGGAAGAGCACGGATGCTACTTCGACCAATCTCCATGACCCATTCGTCATTCATTTTGGAGACTCTTGTAATACATTGAGAGAAAAAAGTTGCTTTGGGGCTTTTTGATATATCTTCTATCTTTTTAAAGATCATCTTTGACTGCCTGAAAGACTTAGACAGAATACCTATCTGAACACCCTGATTTAAAATAGCGTCTAAGAGCGCGAAAATGCCCGTAGAGAAGCTTTTGGACATTCCACGGCTCCATATGCCCAAAAAGTAATCAGACTCCATCATGGCCTTAATAGCCATATGTTGAAAAGGGAATAACTTAACACCAGTGAACAATTCACAGGCAAAGGAAGGGTTTTCCCTCAGAAACTTATAAAGCAAAATCTTTGATTCAGTTTCCTCTAAATATCCCTCTTTGTCTAGAATTAGCTGATTTATATCCTTGAACTCTCTGTGGAGCTTCTGTGTTCCTGTTTCCCAAGCCATCTTTTTTAAGTTGTTTGTCCCAAAAATACTGGACATCTACTGCCCATAGTTTTTTTCCTAAAACAAGAATTTTGGGAATAATTTCTTCGCTTTTACGTCTAGAGCCGCTAAACACAAATTGACAACAATCTGAATACTCAGCCTGTATCTCGCGCATTCTAT